TGCAATTAACGATGTCTGATACTGTGGCATTTTGATTATGCCAAACACCATCTTTGTCTTGCTTAGATGACTGCAACCAAAGAAATGATTCTTTAGCGTTGTCCTGTATGGTTTGACGTACAGATTGTAATATGTTGTTTAGTTTCTTCATGATTAATAACTCCTACGTTATTGGTTAGTATTGGCAGAGTTGCCAAAGATTAAGGAAGCAGTAATACTTCCAAATTATTGCAAGACCAATTACTACTTTACTCTCGAATTGGTAAGATATTGTACCCTATCTTGCTTTAGGTTCGTGTATCTATGTCTACACGATGACTTATTCATAGATTAAGGAATCAGTATTTACTTACCATACTTAAGTAATCTCTTTGCAGTCATTATTAACATATATAATTCACTATTATCTTTTTCTAGTGTTGGATTTCTTTCAAGATAATCGTTTAGTTCTATGTAATTGTCTGCATTCCCATCCATTTTGTGTATAGAATCAAAGCTATCATTAACTAATAGTTTTATCAATTTTTGGATAGCTTTTAATGCATCATATCCGTGCATTTCTTCTATTCTTCTGTTTTCTAAATTTTTATTAAAGTGATACATAATATTCTCCAGTTGGTTATAAGACGCTAGTCTTACATATTTTGTGTCAAGAGGTCAAACTATAGCAATACTTACCCTTGTAAATATTACAGTTCAACCTCTTGGTAGATGCATTCTATCCTAGTCCGTTCTTACCAGCTCTACTTGGTGGACTTTGGATTTAATTACTTCATGATATTATTCTCCTATCATTAGTTCATAAATTAAGGAAACACTCCTAGTAAATGATCTATAGTTATCTGACTCCAAAGAGAAGCCAGATAACTAAGCTGATACCCATAATTACAGATGTAGCAAGAAAGCTACATACTATAATGATGACTGCATTATGCAACAGATTCATTAGTTTTACCATGGTGTTGCATCCTTGCTTTGATGTTAGTAATAGTATATCTAACTAGATCTTGTGGCATATTATTATCTAGTTCTGATTTGATTTGTTTACCTGTATGGTAACATTTTTCAACTGCAATTGCTGTAGCTCCCAATGTGAACCAGCCAACAAATGCTAGTGTATCTTTAGTTTTATTGAGCATGATTACTCCTGTAGTTGTATGATTAGATGGCACTGTAGCCATACATAAAGGAAGCAATAGTACTCCATAGGACAGTATGGATTATATATGTAGTGACTATCTGTATGTATAGTAAGTGTATATAATAGTACTGGGTCGATAGACACATTGTAATGAAACTAATTGAATGAACTCAACCGTTTCTAACCCAGTCAACCAGATGACGTGGGGGGTAGGTACAACATGTGTCTCTCACTCACATTCTAAAACTATTTTTAAAACACGTACTTGGAACAAAAGTTCTGGTTTAGCGTATTATAAGTATATTAAGTTAAAGTAATATATGAAAACAAAACTAAAAAGAGTATATGAAGTGTTTAATTTGTCTACAGGAGAATGGGATAAAAAAGTTATGACTGATGAGGAATATGAGCACTTTGTAGAAAAACAACATGCTACAAGTGAAGAAATGGAAGCTGAATATGAAATTATTTCTAATATTGTAGCACAACGTTTAGGATACTCTCCAGAAAAGGAGAGTATGGATTAACTATATAGTTATTACTTATGTAAAGTAATAAATTACTATATAGTAATAGATTACTATATAGTAATAATAACTATATAGTAGGAAAAATGAGAATTAAAAGAAGAATAGAAGGTAAAACAGCATACTACGATGTATATACTAAAGATCAAGCAGATCATAAAAAGTTAAATTATGTATATTGGAAGGATGCTGAAGTAGGGGAATATGCAATTACAGATGATAATTACGTGGCTTTATGCTATGCTAGAAATGATTACACAGATAAGCGTGGACAACTTAAAACGTTTGTTAAACTTACCTGTGGTGTGGGTTGGACTACCAGATTTACTAAAATAATTTTTGAAAATAATCACAAATATGGAGTATATAGCAAAACAAACCCTAAAAGAACTTGGGATCAGGAAGAGGCTGGAACACAGCGTGCTAAAAAGACTATTACCGCTTATGCACAAATGCTCCTTGAAGATGGAAAAGTTAACTTTGAAGCTCTTGGTAAGATATATAGGCCTGACCAAAAGATCCCAGTTGCAACAGTACGCAGATTCCTTAAACAAAAAGTGGCAAAACGGATGGTAGAAGAAAAATTAAAAGAAATTTTAGCTAAAAAGAGTATATCTAAAGAGTTTGCAGTAGATAACATTGTTATGGCACTTAAGATGGCTGAAGAAAAAGGCGATGTAAACAATTTTTTAAAAGCAAATGACTATTTAATGGATTTGCTAGAAATGAAACCTAATAAAAAGATGATTACAGACACTATACAGGTTGATGTTACTAAACAAATAGCAGATACAATTGCTCAAGAAGATAAACGACTAACTTTACAAAGAAAAAGCGAAGAACATGAACGATCAGAGTAATATTGACGAAGATTACTACGGTATTTCTGATAAAGCTCTACTTACAGAACAATTAGATGCTGCTATTCGTGCATTGCATGTATTAGCAGTAATGCATAAGGCAGATGCTAAATGGATGTCTAATTATGCACTAGATGCACTAAAAGAAGTAGAGTCATTAGGCTATCAATACGAATCTTTTAAAGATCAGTTAAATTAATTGACAGATCATAAAACATATATAAAAGATAAATTACTAGAAAACATGATTATGTTTGGCAAGGTTATTATGCCAAATATGTTTTCAGTACCTTCTCCTGACTTTCATTACAAAATAGCTGATGCTTTGCTAAAAGAAGACAATAAACAAATTAATATTATCGCTCCACGTGGTCATGCAAAGTCTTCTATAGTCGGTGGTGTTTATCCCCTTTACCACATTATGAATCATAGTGGAGCAAAACTTATTGTACTCGTATCTAGAACACAAGATCATGCGATTAAGCTTCTAGGTACGATTAAAGATACCATAGAATACAGCACAGCTTTTAGACAAATCTATGGATATTGGGGACAGCATAGTGCACGGCAGTGGGCTAAGAGCGAAGTTGAATTAAAAGACGGTTCCATGATTATATGCAAAGGTACAGGTCAACAGTTACGTGGGATCAAGGTGGGGAGTCAAAGACCAACTCTTATTATTGTAGACGATCCTGAAGATGAGAATAATACGAAGACCGCTGAAGCTATGGAAGCCAATCTACGATGGCTATTGCAGAGTGCTGTCCCCTCTCTCGATCCACAAAAAGGTAAAATTATTGTAATTGGTACACCACAACATCAAAGGTGTATGGTAGAAGTGTTAAAAGATATGAAGGGATGGCATAATATGCATTTTAGTCCTAACATAGAAAAAAATTATGCATTATGGGAAGATTGGCAACCTATAAAAAAATTAAAACAAAAGAAAGAAGAGTTAGAGTCTATAGGACGTAGTTCTGTTTTCTATAGAGAATACATGTGCCAGATTATTGGAGATGAAGATCAGTTATTTAAAATGGAATATCTTCAATATCATGATTATAAATTAGAAATAGATAAAGAAGGGTATCATTATTTAAAAAATAAAGAAAAAACGATACCAGTAAATGTGTTTATGGGAGTTGATCCTGCTTCTTCAGTCCGTAAGACAGCAGATTACTCTGTAATTATGCCAGTAGCGGTAGACGAAAACAACAACAGGTATATTCTCCAGTATTACCGTAATAGGGCAACTCCCATGCAACTTGCAGAAAACATTATAGAGTATTTTAAAATGTTTAAACCTGTTAAGGTACGAGTAGAAAGCGTAGGTTATCAGGAAATGTTAAGAGAATATTTAAAACAACGTTGTGATGAAGAAAAAATATTTATATCTGGTTTAGAAATAAAAGAAAGTCCTAGAACAAGTAAATCTTCTAGACTAGAAACTATGCAACCTTACTTTGCTCAAAAAAAAGTATATATACAGGAAAATATGGAAGAATTAAAAAACGAATTGTTATTATACCCTAGAGGTAAGCATGATGATTTGTTAGATGGTTTATATTATGCTACTAAAAAATGTTATGCTCCTTTGCATAATAAAAAAGAAACAGAAAAACAATCTTCATATAAAGACTATGAACCAGATGATATAAGTTGGAAGATAGCATAATGTGGAACTTTTTTAAAAATAAAACGTATAAGCTAATAACAACCCCCTAAATGCATGCATAGAAATACAACGAAGACAAAAGAAGTGCAATTTACTCAAGATCTTTTGTCTGATTATACATCCGCTAGACAAAACTGGGCAAAACAGGCTGTTGAGGATAATGAGTTTCGTAATGGTAAACAATGGACAGATGACCAAGTAAAAGCATTACGGCAACGAGCACAAGAGCCTTTAGTTGTCAATGTAGTTTATTCTGCAGTTGAACAAGCAAAAGCTATGTTAACTGCTAACAATCCTAAATTCCAATCTACTGCTAGAGAAACCAGCGATGCTAAAGTTGGTAGAATGTTTTCAGATATTATGGCCTATATATGGGATAACTCTAATGGGAATGTAGAGCTTAAGCAAGCAATAGATGATTACTATGTAAAAGGGATGGGGGTTATGATGGCATATATTGATCC